TGCAAAGCCGACATAATTCGTTTGAGGTCATACGGCCATACATCCATGTCATCTTCGAGCACCTCCCACTCCCCTTTGAGAAGTGCTCGAACCCCCATGATGACATCTCGGTGCATCAGCATACACCCCCAGCCGCTCGCACCAAGTGGGTGGAGTTTTCCCCTCTCGATTGGTCCAACCCAGGGTTCCATTGGCCATTTTCCCCGTGATGGCCGATACCATACAGGAGCGAGTATTTGTAAGTTTCTCCGCATGTAAAACCCACTTACGTATGGCAGTTTATGGCTTCTTAATTTATCCAGCGTGTCAGTAGGAAATGTTTGATCCTGGTCTAACAGCAAGATAAAGTCGTACTTTGTTTCTATGAAGTTGTTAAGGTGCTTTTGTCGGGCCTCGTATCCTTTGGTTGCCCGCATAAATACAGGCGGCGAGTCTCCGGGCCTTCGGGCAATTGATTCTATACTGTCCCTACATGGCCCGTGCTCGCCGTCCGGCCCTACAACGCCAATATAGGCGCTGCCTTTGTATTCTTTTTTTGGTGGTCTTTTCGCCATCACTTCTCCAGGGTGGTTGGAGAATGAAACGGGGCGGCGGCCCAATGGACCACCCCCAACAGGGCCACAACCCCGCCTCAGTCACCTAGTCTCCGGCTGTTGCGTTGATGTTACTCGTCATTAAGCAATATTTCCAAGTTGTGCCGGTGGTGTTGATCGCTAATCCCGCAGTTCCTGCCGCGGTGACAACAAGGGCGATCTTGTAATCGCCCCCGTCCGTGGTGGGTATTGCGGTTTCAGCCGTTATCTTGATGCCGGTACTGTTCGCGTCCAAGTATTTCTTATTAGACAGCTTGATGCCATCATAGAACTTGATGTTCCCGGTGCTGTCGGCCTGGATATTTCCAGCGCCGATATCAAGACGTTGGGTAGCTTTTCCGCCACGAGGTGTACTCTGAGGATGTGCCATAATTAGCCTCCCCTAGTCCACGTAATCGCTGAAAAAGTAACCGCAGTCGGTGGCAACGGCCTTTTGGTCGATTTGCAGTTGAGACTGCATCACGTCGGCTCGTTTGTGCTTGTCCTCGAACATATCCAGAGCACTACCCAACCCGCCCCCAGGCTGCCAGAAAAAGGTATAGCCTGCTGAGGCATCGAAGATGCCCGGCGAAGGTGATCGATACATCAACAGAGCGTCGTCATCAATGATGGCGCTCATGCTGGCGTCCTGTCCCTCGTTGGCGCTGTTATAGATCGCATACCCAACCAGGATTTCATCTAGGCCGAATATACCCGCTAGTGCGGCATCTATGTTGTTTAGATTACCGGTCTGGGTGTATTTGATGCGGTCCAACAGGTCAGGGTGATTGAGCAGCTTGTCGCGCACAATCTCGCCCATTATCATCACGTTGGGATTGTAGCCTGTTGATTGGCTTATGGTTCGCTTCCCGGTCAGGACATCGGCAACGGGATCAGATGAAGCATAAGTGCTCCATTTGTCCGAAGTGGTGCCCCCGGTGGCGTCAGTTGCCCAAACATTGATCGCCATGAAGTCGCTTGAGAACATTCGTTCTTTCCGAATCAGCAGCAAATGAGACATCCGCCTTAAGGCGGCCTGCTCAAGGTCCATGGGTACCTGGCTGTTAGCCCGTACCTCTCTGGCGATTGCCTGGCTAATTGCGTATTGAACGGTCGTATAAGTCGTAGAACTTACACCGAACCCAGCTTCAGCAAAGTTAGCGCCGTAAGCGCGTTGCTTTGCATCGTCCAGGAAAAAGTACTTTTTGTCAAAAATATAGTAGGTACCGCTGTCGGTCTCTACGGGCACTCCGGGGAATGCACGATCTGCGATAAAGCGGCTGTCGGCGTTCATGTAGCCGACTAACATATTGGTCAGTACAGGGTCAACGGCCTGTACATCTGTGCCGGTTGGTAAAGACATAATTTATATCCTCCCTGTACTAGCTGTCTGCCAGTGTTTGTCTAGCAACCACGATGTTGATTAAATCTCCCGCCGTTGCTGATGCTTCCAGAGCATACCCCACAACCTGATTCAAATCGGTTGTGGTCGCCTTCACCCGTCCAGTGCTCGAACAAGTCAAAGCGGCTCCCGCCGTAACGCTAGCCTCTGCCGCAGCTCTCACAACTCCAAGAACTGCCACTTCTGCCGCCTCTCCGCTCGCTGGGTCATTCATAAGAATGCCTACCAGCGTATCAGTGGCGGCCGTGTCGGCGACCTTGACGGTGCCCGCAGTGCTGCCGTGCTTTACGACATAATATTGATAAGCTGCCAGCGAACCGGTGGCAACCAGTCCGTTGGTGGCTGTCCAGTACTGTCCTCCTACAGCCATTATTTACCTCCCTTTTGGTTAGTCACCAGCTCAGGACTTTCCTCTCGGACCATCCTGAAAGCGGCGTTATAGTCAACTTTGGCCTCTTCCATCTTGGCTTTGATAGCAGCATTAAGTGCCTCACGGGGATCTTCCGGTAATCCGTCGCCGCTGGTGCCCTTTTCGCTCAACAAGTCAGCTTCTTTGATCTGCTCACTCAGCGCCTTGAACTCCTGAACAATGCGGTCTGCGGTCTCGTCTTCCAATCCCGCCAAGATTTCGGCAAATTCCTCGTTGGCCTTGGTTTCTTTGACAGCAGCAGTATATTTCTCAATTCGCTCCGTCTTTTCAACCTCAGCCTTCATCCGATTGATTTCAGCTTCAAAATTGTCACGCTCGACCTGCAACGCTTCAAACTTGTCTGCCTCAATCACCGGTTCTTGTTTCGGCTCCTCAATGGGCTCAGGCTCTTTAGCCTGGAACATGGCAAAAACACCATCATACCATTTCTTCGGAACTTCCACGGTTTCGACTTTTTCAGTCATATTTACCTCCCTTATGGGTTCTACTGTATATAATGCGGCTGACTCGCCCAAATGCGGCATGTGCAGCAGCGCATCACCAACAATCAGAGGCCCGTGGATGTATTCCCCGGTCTCTGGGTTTTCAAATACTGGACCATCGCCCCACACTACCTCAGGCGAGTGGTAGCGATAATCCCCGTCATTTACGGCCTGGATGCCCTTTTCGTTGAACTCTGGAATAGCATACAACCCGTCTTCTCTCACTTCTAATCCAACGATGAAACCTCCCGCAGGGGTGTCGTCATTATGTGACCCGCGCTTAATGGGTGGTTTGAAATGCGGCAACTTGAACTTGGACGCAAACTCTGGTGTAAAGTCAATTTCATTCCCGTCCTTTACTATGCGCCCAAATGGAAATAGCCGGAATGGATCGCCCGGCATAACGCTTACATATTCATCAATCAAATAAATGCTGTCCAGGTTATCTCCCCGCTGGCAATAAAAAAACGCCAGCCTGTCTTGACTGGCGCTCGATGGCACTCTGCAATGGATAGGCGCTCGTTGGCGCTCATTGATTTATTAGGTTGTTATGATTTATATTACCAAATTATCTACAACTTGTCAAGTATTTGTCAAGGGGAAGGCGATTATTCGCTCTCCACATAAGCCCGCATCATTTCACCAACCATCTCCGGCGTGTTCCCGTTGCAGTGGTTCAGCAATGAGAAGAATACCAGAACGCTGGTGCTATTCAGCCGGGTCTTATCGGCGTTCATTTGCCCACACTTTGGGCAGCGAATACGATGGGCACTGCCTGGAATGAACTGAAAGTCACCCAAACGCCTGCCGCAATGGTTGCACCTCAGCGCCCTGAGCGGTGGGATTTTGGGGTAGTGTGTTTTTGGGGTGGTCATATTTACCTTCCGTCCAGCCAGTTGGCGAGATAGTTCGCCATGTTCTGCCATACCTCGACAATTTTTTTAGTTGACTTCTCTGCAATCCACTTGATATTTTTCCATCCGATACTGATAAACGGCTCTTCCTGATGTTCCCCTATCACCTTTGGCGCATAATGGAGACGAGTCCCGAATGAAGCGACTGACATTTTAGCCCCATAGCGTATTTCGTATATATCCGGTTGTCCTATCTGCCCGCCTCCTTCGCTAGATCCAAGTGAGCGCCCAAGTGTACCGGTTCGATCGTACGAGCTACTTGCTGGTTTTGGCGGATATGGCGGGACCTCCTGATGCAATACCAATAACGACTTTACCAACGCTTCCTTCTCTCGTTTGTGATATTCCATCGGAAAACGAGCAAACTTTCCCTTGATATGGTCTAAGCCTTCAATCTCTATGCGTAACGGCATTAATCCTCGATTATACTAATTTTGGGCGTCCACGCTTTTAATTCATCGACTGCTTGTGCTATTTCCAAATCTCCGAAATATCCGAAACTTTCTCGCAATCGGGCAATATAAAACGCAGTATCTACAACGGGTTGCAACCAGCACCGACAATTAATGTGCCTTGGCGGGCCTCCAACGTATGTTCCCGCATTCCTCAACAAACTAGCAGCCTTCTCCAGCGCCTTATCATAAGCATCCTGGTACAGCGCTTGCATCTGTGGACTGTTGGCAATGTCGGCAGGCGTCTGGATGTATACATCGTCTATATCGACTATCTGCATGTGAAGAGGTCCACACATGGGACATACTTTTTCATCATTTGCAGTTCTCCACGACTTCCCGCTGACAAATCCGGTGGCTTTCCACGCCATTTGATTACCTTCGGAATACAACCTCGTTACTTCAGTTACCGCAATCTGGCCAGCCCTATTTGCCCCGAATATGGGCGTAAGCCGTGCCTCCAATACCGGCAACGCTTCACCTGCTCTTATCCACTCATCAATTTCGGCGATGGCCCTGGTCCTGGTAGTATGGTGGATCTTCGATACCCAGGACAATTTGTACTTGTGGAGATATTCAACCGCAGCGGCGTTATACACGTCCCAGTTTAATAGAATACGAGCCACCGCAGGCAGCGCATCAGCACCGGCTTGACCACCGGCGGACAGGACACGCGCTGAGATGGGCGCTATTTCGTCCCAATAGTGAGCGGCTTCATCATTCCAAAAGTCGGAGGGTGGCAGGTTCACTTAGTTACCTCTTTCACTATGCGTTTTTCACTTTCTCTAAACGCCTTGCTGACAGCACGGTTATACCGCCGCTCGTTCCGTTGTCGCTCATCATCATCCGGTGGTTTACCAGCTGCGAACAGTTCAGCCTCCATCTTATTTTGTGCAGGTTGCCCAAATGGTCCGCTTTGCTGCATCATTTCTTGTTGACGTTCATGTGCTGCTTCCCGCTCTTCCTCAATCTGTTCAGGTGTGCTCTCTGGTAGTTTAGCTGCTCCTCGTAACCAGACTTCATCGGTGGGCATCCATGTGATTTTGTCTCCGACTTTCTGGAAGAAATCGCCCAACCCTGCAAGGTCAACGTCACCCGCTGGGCTGTGCTCCATGCGAATACCTTCATCGTCCATACCGTTTAGCGTGAGTAGCTTTTTCATAGCATATTCGGTATGGTGCTCGGCAATAATATCAGCGGTTGCATTGACGGCCATTGTCCAGAATTCTGTCATATCTGAGGATAGTGCCTGAGTACCCACCCGGTCCTGACCTAAGATAAGAAACTGCGCCAAGGCGCTCATAAGAATGCGACTCTCGTACCTCATAACTATAGCGTTGGTGTCAAATTGGCGGGAACCCCCGGTGCTCAATAATTCTAATTCCCACTCATGCGGTAACACTACCCCTGACTGTTCGTCCTGTCTGATATTTCGGACCATTTTGTCAGCTTTGGAATAGTCGCTGTTAGTATCACTTTCATCTGTACTTGCGCCTTGCGGCAGCTTGATAACCGGCAGTCCTGCCAGGTCGCGCTCGATACCAATTGCCTCAACCTGCTGTATGTTTTTGACGTAATAATACGGCACCCAGGCGGTCCGTAATATGCTCCGCCCCTCTGGGTTGTTTTTCTCAGTCCTGGCCCGGTACAATATCATCTTCTCAATGGGGATCTCAACTGTCTTGTAATGCGGCGAGCCACGTTGGACCATGCCAGCAAGTCCGCCGTTTTCATCAATCAGCCAGCGGTAAACGGTGTCCTGTCCTCTTATCGCAAACTTGCGCCAAGTGATACTGCCACCATCAGCACGTTTGTATACAATCTCGAACGGCGAGTATCCGAACGGGACGAATGACAGCGCTTCTATCAGATGGTCATTCCATGTGTGACTCATACC